GGTGCCATGAAACCTAACTGCTCATTCATTTTACCGTACGTCTCTGCAATCTCTTTTGAGGATAGTCCAAAGTTTGCAGACGTCATAGCCATTTCACGAAACTGGTTACGTAGTTTTTCCCCATGTGTTACACTTACACCTAGGTTTGCCGCTATCTGAAATGATTTATCTTCAAACTCTAATACCATTTTCACAATCGATGTGAGAATGCCAACTATTCCCATTAAAATACCTACTGGGTTTTGTATTATACTTTTTCCGATACTTTCAAACGTTGCTATTACCCCTGCGCCAAGCGTTTTCCACTTGCTTCCTGTTTCTTCTGCAGTTTTTTTCATTCTTTCCTGGATATGACTGGCGTCTATAAGACTTCCTAATAGCGGTATTTTTTTCATCTGACCTACCACCTTCATATAGCGCCGCATTGTGGCCTCCATTGCTTGTTGACTCTTTTCAATCTTTTTTGCTTCAACTTCTTGCTTCTTCAACTCTATTGTCATATCTTTTAGGATATCTTTCATTTCTAGATACAACCTTCTACCTTCTGCAGCTGATATATTGCCGTCGTCTATAGCATCTCTAATATCTTGGTAAATTCGTATTCTAGTTCGCTCTTGATTTACTATTTGCTTTGTTATATCATTAGATTTTACTGTTCTACTTGCTATCTGTTCTTGGTTATTCAGTATTTGAGAGCTACTTTTTCCTAAATCTCTAAAATTTCTACTTAGGTCTTTTACAGTTGCTGTACCTAATTCTTTAGCTATTGCGTTGGCATTTCTTAGGCCTTCTGTTATTTGATCTTTTATTATAGCACCTATACTAGCAAACCCTGCTTTTAATTGACTAACCATCTCAGCCGTTGCTTGTAGATCAGCACTTTTTTTATTTTTTGCTTTTGCCATGTATATAAATAGAGGAAAGCACCTATTTTTTAGATGCTTTCGTAGTGTATGTTGGTTTTGCTATTGCTCCTTTGTTTGTTACAGTTTGGCCTTTATTTAACTGCTTGTTTTGTTCCTCTATCTCTTTGTCGTAATACTCCTTTATTGAATTAAACGTAAATCTACGCAGCCATATTGGCATTTCATATACTGTTTGCCAATCATAGCCTCCTTTGCCGTGAAATACTATTTGATGTATTTGAGTGTATAATGCTGTTCTATACTCAGGTGGTAGGATAAAAAAAGCTAAGACCTATTGGTAGGTCTACACCCTCCTGTGTGTAGCCATCTGATCCTATGAAATCAAATTTCAATTCTAAATCAGGTGAAATTTCTTTTATATAATCTCTAAGTGCTTTTGAGTCAGCTGCAAGTAAATAGTTATCTACAAAATCTCTAACTGCCTTTGCTTCTCTATCTCCGTTAATTGATAGAATCATATGCTTCAATCGAGTGGTTACCTGGCTATTAATATTTGCTCTCTTTAATCCTTTTGTCTCATCTTCTATAATTCTTTCATCTTTGTGGGTTAATAGTTTAAATGTAATCTCATTGCCTGATTTTGGTAATTTGAAAGTAAACTCATTAACGTTTCTATATATAGTTAGATCTACCTCTTTTTCTTTTATTGTAGTTAAATCTATTGTAATTTCCTCATTTTCTCCTGTTTGAGGATGTGGGTAATCAATAGTGTAATCTTTTCCATATCCCAATACTCTTGCTGCAATTAATATTGCATTCTTATCACCAATAACTAAGTCATCAAAATCAATAGCTGATATTATTAAAGACCTTAGTAACTTGTCAAATACTGTACCGTTTTTAATATAGTTCTGGTTTGTTAAAATATCCTCCTCTCTAGCGGTCATATACTTCATTTCAATTTTACCTGAGGATAGTGGGTTGTCTTGTGGGTAGACTAATCCCTTGGAAGGTAACTCAACTATTTCTGTTGGTAACTTCATTGTGTTGTTTTCTGTCATAATAATTGGTAACTTTATTATAAATATATACGATTAAGATTTTTAACTTACTGTTTGTAGTAAATTTTGTATCCTTTTTTCATTACGCCTGGGAATTTAGTTAGCCGGTAGCTCACTGTACTCTGAGGTAGTTGTATGAGTTGGGATAATTGTAATGCACTCCCTGCTTCTATTTTAATGCCCTTCTCGTATTCACATATAACAGTTCCTTTACTAGCCTTGGCGTCTAACCCGGTTTTGCCAGTTTGTTGAGATCTTCGTAGTTCAGATAGGGCTTGTTTACCTTTTTCAGAAATTGGAGACTTCATTCCTTTATGAACCCTACTACTATTATTCGTATTACCTTTTTGAGCTTTTGATATGTTTTGTTTGTGCTCTTCTGTGAACTTTCTCTTCCACAAAGGCATTAGCATTACTCTAGCTTCGGCATATTGGTCAGCTGTTAACTTTCTTTGTTTATCATATGCCAGTCTATGAAAAGCCCACAGCATCTTTTGTCCGTAGATGGGATGTTTTCCTAGCTCCCCAGCCAATATCCTATGACACTCATAGTGCTCTTGTGGTGTTAATAGTACTGTACTAGATCGCTTCTTAAAGCTTTTAGGTACAATGTGATGTGCTTCGTAATAAATGCTGCCTTTTACTCTTTTTTCAGATAAAGCTTTCCGAATAATTTGAAAATAACTTTTTAACATAAAAAAACTCCTTTCTAATAAATAGTAAGGAGTTCTTAAAAAGTAGTAATTCAGAGCTCAATAATTTAATATACAGTAATCCATTCCGATTGTAAGTTCAATCATTACAGCATCCTGGTTAGCCCAATCATAAGTACCGAAATTTGATTGTTTAATGAATGCTCCTTTAATGATCCACTCAGAAACAACATCTCCTACCGGTCCTAAAATAGATAGGTTTAAATCCTTTTTATAGAAGTCAGAATAGCCATCACGTCCTGTTACAGATTCATGTGATAAACGGATCCATTCCATACAAACTTGCTGTCCAGATGGAGAAATTGGATTATATAAACTAAGTGTCATATCTTGCCACTCAGCTTTACCCTTTAACTTACGGTAAACGTTGATGTGCTCGATCTTGATCTCATTCAAGTTTACGTTTGGTGCTGATGCACTCTTAATCATGAAAGATGGAATACCATCAATATACATTATGAAACGGTTTTGAACGGTTGGTTCAAAGGCCGTAAACATTATTTCATTTGGATCTAAAATTGGCATGTTCTTACTTATTTAAAATAAATAGCTTTGTTATGGTTTTTTGTTCTTGGTCATTTCTGCTAATTGCTTCTTAGCTATTTCCATAACCTTCTTCTTGGTTTCATCTTTCTTAGCTTTCTTGGCTTTGATCATTTCTTTGTTCTCACCAAGTTGAGGCATTTTGCTGGACAGCTTCATAGCATGGTCTGCATTGCCACCCTTTGATTTCTTAGCTTCTGCAATAACTTCTCTGCTAAGTGCCTCAAACAATTGCTTGGTTAAGTGCACTCTAACTCTTGTATTATTGTTCATTTATTTATCGTTTTTTATCTTATTGTCCAAACGTTGCACCAGTTGGTAAAATATTGAAATCTAATTGGATAAACTCAGCTGTTCTAGTTGGTTGCAAATAAATGGCACCTACTAATAAGTTTCTATCAATCACATCTGGTGTGTTGTTTGTATCATCCATTACAACTCTGAATGCATAAAGACCCTGTCTTTGTTGTACGAATTGTAAGTATGGATTAACTTGTGATAAGAATTTGTTTCTTGTAACAGCTGTATTTTGTTCAAATACCAATGTTTCAGCAATTTGTCTAATATAGCGTTTTAAAGCGATTAATAGTCTCCTAACATTTACTCTATCAAGAGCACTTGCTTTTGCTTGAAGCGTTTTTTGACCGTATATTACAGTTCCTACACCAGGAAATACTGCGATTGGATTAACCTTGCCACTATACAATAAGTTTCTTTGTGCTACTGTAAGTCTTCTTTCTGGTTGAATTACTGTTGGTAAACCACCTCTGTTAAGACCTGCGGGTGCAAACCACTCAGCAGATACCTTATCATTGTACTCATATACTGCAGGTACAATCATTGAAGGTGGTACGAAAGTTAATTTACCTGTTTCATTTGATCTCAACTGTACCCATGGCCAGTATGTAGAACCGTATGAATTATCGTATTGTTGTGCTAATTGTGTTACAGTTGTAAGGCTTTGACCGTATGCTACCATATCAATTACTGCAATAGCATCTCCACGGTTTTGTGTATTTGTTAATAAAGTTGATATTTGTGATTGAGCGTTTTGAGCATTTGTACCTGGCATGTATATAATATTGTAATCATATTCATCACCATTCTTTAATAAATCAATTGCTGTACTATAATTAGATGCAAATACACCTTGTATATTTGTTGTTGGTGCGTTTGTAACAGATGCAATGCTTGGAATTCTTTCCGCCATGTTTAATGGTGCAGTTCCAAAGCATCCGTAAATTGGTCCAGTAGCGCCACCAAAAGATCCATTGTATGAACCACTACCTACTCTTGGCATTGATGCTGTATAGTATGTATATGGCTGACCTTGTGGTGTTAAGTAGTTAGGTGTTGGCATAATTACCCGCTTAACCCTAATATAATTAGAAGCATTTGGATATGATCCAGAAATCTGTAAATAGTTAGCTCCAAATTCATCAGTACGTATAGTTGGCTTTTGATCACCAATTATATACTCAATGTAGTTATTTTGGTTAGGATCTAATGATAGATTAGACCATGTTTCCAAAACAGTCTTACTCGTATTATAATCATCACCTCTTCTAATAATAAGTGTGAATAAACCTGATCCTGAATCAGAAGAAGCAATCTCCCATCTAATATTCGAAATTGAACCTGATGGTAGAACTGTACCTTGGTTCAAATTAACTGAAGATGAAAAGCTGTTGTTCATAATGTCACCAACACTAAGTGTTTCTATCTCAAAGCAAGGGAAACCGTCACCATATTGTGAAGGAATCGTAGAAGATGTTGCTGATGTGTATGATCCAGAAGCTACTCTAGTTACAAGTAATGACGTACCTCCTTGTTGGAAGTAGTTATAAGCTGCCATTGAGGTTAAATACTCTAGTGTAGCACCTCCTGAGGTGAAGGTTGTACCGAATACAGCTCTATACTGTGAATACGATGTAATTAAAGTTGGTATGTCTTTAGGACCTACGACTGTTGGACCAAGTAATGCTGCACCTACTGTTATAGGACCTGCAGTTATTTGAGATGCGTCGTTTTCTCTTAAAAATACACCTGGTGATATTAATGCTTCTGCCATTTTACGTGTTTATTTCTTGATTATAAATATCTTGTGTAGCTGGTAAAAGTAACTATGACCTAGGATCTATTTCACCCGTTTCTAAGTTAATCATACCGTCTCCATACTTTTCACCACAACTCTTAAGTAAAACCTGCTCTCTCTCTTTGATTATTACTATTTGACTCTTCAACCTATTGGTATCTAATTCAATTAGTGCTTTTTGATACTCAAGTTCACCTAATCCAGAGGCTATCGCAATAATCTCTTGTTTAATGTTTTGTAATTGTTGTAACTCTTCTTGTGTTAATAACTGTTTTGACATGTTTTTTTGTTTTATTGTTATGTTAATGATATTACGCTATAGAATGTTCTGATTTTTACTGTACAGTCGCCTCCTGTTGGATTAGATCCGCCTGTAATTGCTCTAAGTGGTTGGTTGTCATAGTATGCCGCAAATTGCCCTTGGTAGGGAGTGCTATAGTTAGTGGATAAATGATCGGCAGTACCAGCTAATAGATTCGATACCTGATAATATGTAGCATTTCCAATTTTGATAGAAAAATCTGTGTTTGTAGTGTATGGTAGAGTTACAAATTTAAAAAATAGGGCCATACTTATCGGTACTATTCCATATCCTACTCCAGCTGCAGGTACAACTGTATAGCCAGCTGTTAGATTTAATATATCACTTTGTGATAAAGTTACATCAGCTACTTGTATTCCACTAGGTACTCCTAAAGCAGTTCCGTTTAAATATATTGATCCTGTTATTTGTAGTGATCCTGTTACTTGATGTGCATCGTTAATACCAGCTTCAAACTTAGTAGTTCCTGATACATGTAGTGTTGCTTGTGGTGATACCACATTTATACCAACTCTACCAACTCCATGCTGTGATCCTGAGTAAGATGCTTGGTAGGCTGTGTTACCATATGATCCAGTTGCAAATATGATACCACCTAAGTTGATTGAATTTTTAGCTCCTTCCGGTAATGTAATACCTGTTCCAATAATAATGTTATTTTTACCTATACCTGCGTAGCCTGCTTGGTAAGCAGTAATAAAGTTTGCTCCAGCTTGTAGTCCAATCAATGTTGAATTTGATGCACTTACTGCATAGGTACCTGCTCCGTTTCCTATAAAGTTTGAACCTGTAACAGATATTGCACCAAGTCCTGCTTGGAAGCCTATAAAATTTGATAATTGTGCACTTGTTGCATTAGATCCTGCTTGGAAGCCTATAAAGTTACTGTAGTCAGCATTTGTTGCGGTGTAACCAGCTGTCGTACCTATAAAGTTAGCATACTGTGTACCCCCTGCTTGGTATCCTGCAATTTCTCCTATAAAGTTTGAGTTGTTTGAACCTGTTGCTCCATACCCTGCTTGGTATCCTAAAAAGTTTGATTTTGATGCACTTGTTGCCAATCTACCTGCCTCATATCCTAAGAAGTTTGAGTTAGCTGCAGAAGGTGCACTACGCCCAGCGTAGTAACCTATAAAGTTTGAACCTGTACCTATTGCTTCATACCCTGCTTGGTATCCTATATAATTTGAAAATTGTGCACTTGTTGCATTATATCCTGCAAGGTCGCCTATGAAATTTGTATAGTTTGAAGTAGAAGCATTACTACCTGCGTAGTAACCTAGCGCTATAGCATGACTTGTGCTGGAAATACTTTCTAATGCTCCTACGCCTATTCCGATAATAGTATTTGAGGTAGTTGTACTTTTTGCTGCATCATTACCAATACCAATATTAACAGTTCCGTCTGTTGCATTCTGTCCTGCAGATGGACCTATATAAATTGACGCGACTGCATTGGAGCTAGCTGCACCTGCTTCTCGTCCAATTGCAATTTGATAATCGTTTACATTTCCGTTTATAGTACCTGATGCTGCGTTTGATCCTATGTAAACACCCCCTAATATACCCACTCCAACTGTATTAGCAGAGTATATTGATGATCCTGTTACTTTAAATGGAAATGATGATGATATAGCAGTTACAACATACGATGCTGTTTGTGCCGTTGTTACATACGATGCTGTTTGTGCCGTTGTTACATACGATGCTGTTTGTGCCGTTGTTACATATGATGCTGTGCTGGCAAATGAAGCACTTACTGCATTTAAAACATATGATGCTGTGCTTGCAAATGAAGCACTTACTGCTCTTGATGCTGATATTACAAATGATGCACTTAGTGCAGATGATGCACTTAGTGCAAATGATGCACTTGTTACTGAACCTGCTCCATAAGGACCAAATACATATGATGATGTTACAAAGCTTGCTGTGGAAGCATATATTGCATTCGATGATTGTGATACCGAGTTGTTACCTAATGGACCTGCTACATAGCTAGATGCTATTGAACCGCTTAAAATACTTCCTGATATTATATTTGCACCTACTATGTTATTATTACCAAGATCTAAGTCACCAGTTAATGGATCGTTTGATGCATTTAACATTAAGTACCTTGCATCACCGGCTGCTGTATCTAATGGTGCTACTGGGTACCAATTTCCTACTGATGCTGAGTTAAATATATAAACATCGCCGTTACGTGATGCTGTTGGGTCATTTGCTATAATCCATACAAGACCATCTGCTATTGATGCTGTTATTGTTCCAGATCCAGATGCAAACAATGAAGCTGATGTGCCTGTTTTAGTCGATGTTAAGCTTGCTTGTACGTTTCCGTTAGTTGGGAAAACACCGTTTACAGTTCTTACTGAAGCTGTAATTACTAATCCGTTTACTGTTATGCCTGGGCCTGCTGTAAGTGGTACAAATGATGCACTTAGTGCATTAGTTGCATAGCTAGCTGATGTTACAAATGATGCACTTAGTGCATTAGTTGCAAAGCTAGCTGATGTTACTGTTAATGCAAAAGAACTAGTTACTGCTCTTGATGCTGATGTTGCAAATGATGCACTTAGTGCATTAGTTGCAAAGCTAGCTGTTATTGCAGATGATGCTGTGCCAGTTAAT